CACCAGCCCAGCATCACGGCGCAGAAGGCCAGCGTGCCGCCGAGGACGTAGGAGAACCACGGGGAGGAGTAGATGAACGGGACGGACCCCATCAGGGCGCCGCACGCCAGGAGAGGAAGCCCGATGCGCGGACCGAGGAAGGCGGTGCAGAGCGCGCCGACCACCCCGAGCCCGACCCCGGCCATCGTCCACAGGTTGCGGGACCCCTCGGCCTCCAGACGCTCGACCTCGGCCTTCAGCTTGGCGACGTCCGCCTTGGCGTTGGTCACGTCCGTCCGGGCCTGCTCGACCTCGGCGGCGTTCTTCTTCGCGGCGGTCACGGCCTCGGCCCATTCCTTCTCGATGCGCTGCACGAAGTCCTTGGCGAACTTCATCTGCTCGTCGTACGCCTTCTGATCGGCGGCGGCGGCCCGCTTCTGGGCGAAGGCCACGTCCTCCGGGGAGGGCTTGGGCAGATAGGACAGGGCCAGCTTCCCCTCGGCCTCGACCACGGCGGGCTTGTCCTTGTGCTCGACCATCACCGTCACGGCGGAGGCCACGCGGGCGTCGGCCTTGTCCACCTTCTCGCCGATGGTGTTAAGCGTTCCCTGCTTCGGGACTTCGGCGGGCGGCGGCAGGGGCTCGGCGTCCCCGTCCATGCCGACCCAGCGCTTGAGCGTGCTGCACCCGGTCAGGGCCGAGAGGGCGATGACCAGGAGCAGCCGCACGGCGTCACTTGACCGCGTTGCGGATGGCGTCGGCCTTGGCGCGGGCCTCGGCCTCGGCGGCCTTCAGTTTCTCGGTGTGCTTTCTGTAGACGAGGAGCCCGGCGATGAAGCCGACCAGGAGTGCGATGAGGTGGGAGATCATGGGAGGATTAGGAAGGGTTGTCCACGCGCTCGACCTTGACCAGCGGGCCGAGGTCAGCGGGGGTCACGGTGTCGTCGTTGAATGAGTAGAAGGCCACGGAGCTGTAGACTGCGGACGCGTCATGCTGCCTGCCGGGAAAGAGCGCCTCAAAGACGTTGTTCCATTCAGGCACGAAAGCGGTTGTGACTTTATAGGTGACCATAAATCAAACGCCCCAGTAGATCTTCGGGTTGATGGTCTCCCATGCGATGCGAGTCGCGGCTGATGCCGTCTGCTCGACCATCTCAAAATAGAAGTTATTTGCCTCTGCTGTCGATGTGGTAGGGCCAGCCGTGGTCGTCGCCACCTGTGAGTCATTGACGTAAAGGGTGACATTCCCGGCTCCGTCAGAGTACATCTTCCAATCAAAAATCTGGCGGGCGGTTGGAGTGAAAGAGCTCGTGACATCAGTCACGGCGGTGCCGTCACCCTTGGAAACTTGAAGCACGATTGCGCTGCCGGGCGTGAAGTACCAACCGAAACCGGGCTCCGTCGTGCTGATGTTGCCAGAGCCGGCCGAGGACTTGCCGCCGACGCTGACGCGGACCTTGCAGTTGGCGTCGCCGTTGAACGAAGTTGTACCAATGCCACCAAGCTGGCCTCTGCCAGATGCCCAGATCTTCTTATTCCACGCACGAGACTCGATGTTCTGCCCCCTGGTCATTCCCAACATCCCATAACCGGCGAAGCCCGTATCCCAGACAGCCATCGCATAGCCAGCTGTGGAGACATTGGGGCCCACTATCTCAACATGGGCTGTTGAGGTGAGTCCGATTGATGCACCCGTCCCTGAAGTGAGGTTGGTTCCTCTCACGTTCCAGGAACGATAGCCCGAGTGCATCAGGTGATCCATGAGGACGGCCGGAGTGACCGCCGTCGTCGTGCTCGTCGGCGTAGGCGTCGAGTATGTCTCCAGCTGGACCTTGCCGGCCGTGCTCGTCGAGGCCGCAGGGACTTCCTGCTGCACGAAGGCCGTCGTGGCGATCTGCGTGGTGTTGGTGGCCGCTGCCGCAGTCGGGGCGGTCGGGGTCCCGGTCAGGGCGGGAGAGGCCAGCGGGGCGTAGGTGCTCGAGGCCGTCGCCGTGGTCAGGTAGTTGCTCGCCGTCTCGGTCGCCATCGTCCCGAGGCCGAGGTTCGTCCGAGCCACCGAAGTGTCGGCCAGCCCGGAAAGGTTGCCGGACTTGAGCAGGAAGCCGGTTGAGCCGGGGTAGGCCGTGCTCTGGAAGGTTGCGTCGGGGAAGGTGATCCCCGTCGCCGTGTGCATCGTCGAGCCGTCAGCGTCTGAGATCAGGACCTGATTGTATGAGACGTAAGTGAAGTCCGTGGCCGCCGTGTTTGACTCGATGGTCATCTGCGCGGTGGCAAACTCAATGCTAGCGTCGCCTCCCGAGTAAGGCATCGTGATCGTCGCGCCGTCGTCGAACGCCCCGCCCTGCTTGTTGAACTTGGCATCCAGCGCGATCTGGAGGTCCGTCTGGTTCGAGAGCGTCCCGGTGATGCCGCCCCAGGCAACGCCGCCAACGTCCGTGCCGTTCTTCCAGAGCCCGGTTGCGGCCTCGTACTTGAGCACCTGACCGTTGGTCGGCGTCGTTATGCTTACGTTATGCAGCTCCTCGATCTCCAGGCCGTTTTGAATGGCGACGAGAATGATGCCCTGCGTCGGATGCGCCCTTACGACGATGCCGACGTAGACCATGTGCTGCGGGGCGGACGGCTTGGTGGTCGTCCACGTTCCCGCCGTGGTCGGGGAAAGGTAAAGCTGCTGGCCCTCGGTCAGGGCCGAGGTGTCAACGTTCTCCAGTTCGCCGCGGACGATGACGTAGCCGAAGCCGTTGTTCGCGATGCTCGTCTTGGTGAAGCCGAACGTCTGCGCCGAGTTGGCGTCATTGTTCGCCTGGGCCTTCGTCACCGTCGGGCGGTTCCCGGTGGCGCCGTCGATGTAGACGATGGTCCCGGCCGCAAGGGTCGCCCCGGTCTGGTTGCGAACGTAGACCTCAAGGTTCTTTGCCACCGCCGTGCCGGCCGCGAGCTCCTGCTGGACGAAGGCGGTCGTCGCGATCTGCGTGGTCGAGGTCAGGGTCGCCGCGGTCGGCGCAGTCGGCACGCCAGTCAGGGCCGGGGAGGCCAAGGGCGCCTTGAGGTCCAGAGCCGTCTGGAGGTCCGTCTGGCTGGACAGGGTGCCCGTGATCGTGCCCCACGCGGCGCTGGCGAGGTCCGTCCCCCAGGTCGTGTCCCAGTCCGCGTTGGAGTTCTTCTTCAGCACCTGCCCGGTCGTCCCGCCGAGGGGCACCCCGGGAGCCGCGCCATAGACCGACAGCGAAAGGGTCGCCGGGGCCGTCGCCATGATGCTCGCCGCCAGCGTGGCGTCATTGTCCGCCAGCGTGACGGACAGCGAACCGAAGGGCGTGTCGTCTACGGTGAACGGCATGGCCTTATTCGGTGACCTGTTCGATGACGCTCAGGCGCAGGGTCTCGGAGTAGAACGTCGAGCCGGCCGTCACGAACTTGATGTCCCATTTGGCGTTGCCCAGGGCCCACGCCGAAGTCGACCCGGCGTAGACCGCCGTGAAGGACAGGCCGCCCCCCGCGATCGTGATGGTCAGGTCGTACTCGGCGCCACCCGCGTCCTTGATGGACGAAGTGACCGTCGAGGACGAGAGGTTCGCAGGACCGCCCGCGGCCGGGGTGTACGTTACGGTTGCCGAGAAGGTGGTCCCCCTCTTGAACGTGGCGGTGTTGCAGCTCATGAGTCCCTTACCCCTTGCGGGGGTGGCAAGGGGGGTCAGAAGGCCGTCATGTCGCTGATGGTCGTGTAGCCCGTGAAGGACACCCCGCCCAGATTCTGGCCTAACCAGTTAGGGCCAGGTTGAGTCGTGTCCGTCCAGTCCGCAGTCGTCGTATAAGTCCCGTTGACCAGACGCCCCGTGAAGAAGTTGTCGATGTCAACCGTGTCCAAGGTATTGTTCACCGACGTGTAATAAGGGTTGTTGGTGTCATTCCCTGACCAGTCGTACGCACCGACGCTGATGTAGGAATCGGAAGCGCCGCCGCCGTCCTGATAGCCGGCAAAGGGACCGATATACTCAGTATGGCTGAAGCTGCTCGAATCAATCCATGTTACCGTGAAAGGCCATCCGTCGACCCGGATGTGCAGGCCGTCCGTAGGATACCAGCCGCCGTCGATGATCAGGGAGTTCGTCCCGGAGCTCCAGCCGTCGTATTCATCAATCAGCGTGCAGCGGGTCTTGCCCCAGGTCGTGGTCTCCTCGGCGGTCCGCGTGCCGTAAGGGTCGCCGCCGATGACGTCCATCAGCGTCGTGATGGTCGGGGGCGTGGGCATCAGACGCGGGCCCAGAAGTAGCGGGCCGTGATTCCCGCCATCTTGATGCGGTCGGTCCAGATGGACCCGGTGACGTACTGCCAGATCGTGATGGCGTTGGTCGAAGGGTCCTTGTAGGCGGAGGCCAGCAGCAGCTTCCCAAAGTCGTCGTCGCTGTTCAGCTGCACGTCAGTCGAGCCGACCAGAGGGTAGCGGGCGTCCGTGTCATCCGTCTCGGGGTATTCCGTCGGGTCGGTCGAGTCCACGCCGACGTCCAGGTAGACGTAGGAATAGTTCGTCGTGGAGTTGAAGTCCCACTTGGCCTTGGGCCGGGGAAGGTCCGTCATCAGCTTGGCCGTGCCGCCGACGTCAGACATCAGCGGGTCAAGGTTGTTGACGGTGCCGGCCGTGCAGTAGAAGTAATACTCGGCGGTGCCTCCGACCGTCGCGGTGCCGGCGTTGAAGACCCGGAAAGGGTGGTCCGTGGAAAAGTCGTCCGGGGCGAATGGGCCGCTGACGTTCAGCGTCACGCCGTAGGCGCTGGACGTGAAGCCGTACCCTGTGCCTGGCTGGATGTTCATGCTCAGGCCGCAGAATACACCGGGCTGACGTAGCCCTCCCGGTTGTAGCGGATCTCGTAGTTGATTTTGAAGACGTAAGCCGTGCCTCCGGCAGTCACCGCGTAGTCCTCGAAGTTGACCTGCGAGAGCAGGAGCTGGTTGCGCGAAGGCGAGCCAGTCGTGAAGGTCGTGCCGACATAGCTCGGCAGCAGAGTGATGCCGCCGAAGGCGTTTGTCCCGCTGGTCTTGCCGACTGCTGCCTTAAGCGTGGTGACGTTGGCGCTCGATGACGTGTAGATCACGCCGGAGAATGAAGTCACTGGGGCGAGATAATGGCTCTTGCCGTAGTAAAGCGGGTAGTCCGGGTCGAGGAAGCCGACGAACTTGCCTCCCTCGGGGTCCTGGAAGTGAGCGCCGTTAAGTCCCTTGTAAAGGGTCGTGCCGTTGGGGCCGAGGATGCTCGAGGCCGTGAAGGGAGTGGCGCCGGCGATGCCCGTGCTGGCCGTGAAGAACTCCGGGTGCGTCGTGATGTGCTCGGAGGTCAGGCCGGAAGAGCCCGTGATCTCGGGCCGCGTGGTCGTGGAGTCCAGGATGACCAGTTCCAAATCCTCGACCGCAAGGCCGAGCTCGTTGAAACTCTTGGTAATCTTGCTGACGCGGGCGCCAAGCAGATTGTTGTCCACCTGACCGAGTGAGAAGCCGTTAGGCGAACCCTCGTCCAGGATGTAGCGGCCTTTGACCGTCTTTAGCCCGTAGCCGTTCTCCACCACGGTCCAGCCGGGCTGGAGCATGGGGGTCGTGAGGGCGTTGCCTTGTGAGATGCGTGCCATAAATCAGCGGCCCATCAGCAGGCCGGCGCGTGAAGGAGCCGTGGCCTTGTTGGTCAGATTGGGGTCGGGCGTCAGCGCCGGCTGCGCGGGCGTCAGCTTGTTGTCGATGCTCCGCAGCAGGTCGTTGGTCTCGGTCATCGCCGCGATCACCGGGGACTGGCCCACGCCGATGACGTTCCCGCTGACGGCCTGCGCTTTGGTGACGTCCTCCGTGACCTTCTTCTTAATGTCAGTCGGAGTCTCACTTTGCAGCAGTTTGGCAAGACTGGCCTGAACACCTTTATCCTGGGCGAAGATTGAAAGTGAAGTTCCGGCCCGAAGCTGCGCCTTCTGAACTTCGTTCAAAAGGTCATAGCCACGCTTGTCAGTCTCAAGGAATCGCCGGGTGGTCTCCTCCGCGGCGTCCTCCATCTGCATCCGCTTCTTCTTTGCCTCGTCCTCGGCCTTGAACCTTTTCGCAAGGAAGACCGTGGTCGGGTCGAACTGGCTGAAGTCCTCGGCCTCTGAGGCAAGGTCCAGCGCTTCCTGGATCTGGGCGCGGCGCTCCTCAATCTTGCGTCCGATGAAGTCAATGGCCCGGTTCAGGAGCATGACCGGGGCGAGGTAGGACATCGCGAAGTCCTTGCCGAACTCCGACAGCTTCTTGCCCACCGCGTTGGTGAACTGCTGCATCTGGCTGAGGGAAGCTTTGGCTCTGCCGACCACCTGGTCGACGTCGCTCTTGCCCTTCAGCTCATACTCCATTTTTCGGCTCATCGGTGGTCTTCACCTCTGGGGGCGTGGCAAGTCTCATTGACTCCATGAAGTCCTCCTCCTCGGTGGAAAGGATGTTGAGGTCGGCGCCCTTGTTCCTGGCGAAGGCGCATGACAACCAGATGGCCTGACACTCCGGCATTTCCCATGCACGCTGCTCAGGGATGCCGCCGTAGATGAGCGATGCCACGACCGCAAGCGGCCACGGCATGGCTCCTCCGGCATCGCCACTGGTCTTGCCCTCCTTCTCCCAGAACTTGGGCCAAGCGCTAATGTGAACGTAGGCCACAAAGCGCTCAAGGTTCTTTTCAAACTTGGCGCGGTTGCTCGTCATCCGAAGCACCCTCCACTTGTCAGCCAGGGAGAAGTCGCCGATTGGCTCCTCGGCGCAGATCTGCACGGCCAGCATCAGGTCAGCCGGGGTTATCTCTCCCTCCCTTATCAGCGGCGAGTCCACGGCCATCAGCCGCACCCGGTGCTTCAGGCAGAAGGGATACACCAAACGACCCAGCATCCGCACGGGAGCCGGGTCGGTGAAGGCCGAAAGGAACCGCCTGTCCATGGGGTCGATTCTGACCCCTACCAGACTAAGTCAATCAGGCGGGCGTGATGCCTTCGTAGTCCACCGCGGTGATGCTCACCTTGATGAACTCCTTGTTCCCGCCGCGCTCCTCGATCTTGGTGATGGTCCCGACGTAGGAGGTCGAGGCCGAGCCGCTGGGGTAGGCGCTGTTCGTCCCGGTCGTGAAGGAGATGGTCGCGCCGAGCGTGGGCGGGCTGGACGTCTTGGCGATGCCCTCGATGGTCAGCTCCGTCTTGCGGTCGTCCAGGCGGTGCGTCTTGGTCAGGCCGGTCTCGTCGACCACCGTGTCCTCCGAGACGAAGGACGCGCTGACCGTGTAGGACTGCACGAACAGGTTGGTGACTGTGCCCGCCACTCCGTAGAGGCAGGTCGTTCCATTGATTACGGCGGCCATTTAACCTTGGCGGGGTGGCAAGTTAGGCCGCAGGGGGCACCACGACCAGCACCTCGTAGCTCATCGAGGTCGCCCAGGAGCGCTCGTCCACCCCCTCGTCTTCCGAGGAAGGAGTCACGTCATAAAGGGTCGCGTCCCCGGTCGCCGTGAAGGCCGCCTTGAGGGAGGCCAGCCCCTGCATCACCCCGGCGATGGAGGCGCAGCGTGCCCGGTGCGTGGCCAGGGAAGTGTCGTCGGCGTTGGAGGACATGATCACACGCGTCGTGCAGGAGTAGTTTCCAAGGCCCTCGGGCAGGTCCGCAGGCGGGCGGGCGGCGTCCACCACCAC